ACACCGTAAATCGGAATAGGCGTCCATTTACGTCCATCGACAGTTACTCTACTAACTTTATTCATGGCTTTTTCAATGGCTTGTTGAACACCTTTTTCACTAAAGGATATCGAATTCATGTTTTCATTGATCAGAACCATAGGATCAATCTCAAGGGCTTCAGCTAATTTCGCTATCTTATCCCGTCTTAAGTTTTTGATTTCACCCGATTCATAACGATTGATCGTTGCAGCGGATACGTTTATTTTTTGAGCCAATTCGAGCTGTGTCATGCCAAGTAGCTGTCTTCTGTTTTTGATTATTTCACCGATTTTGTCCATAATATCATCTCCTGACTTGAATTATACACTTGTGTTACTTAAAAGTAAACATCGTGATTGCATTAACGCAATTAATATGCGAAAACGTATTGACAGATACCTTAACAAGTGTTAGTTTTTTCTTAGCAACACGCATATTTCGGCAAGGAGGTGAACAGATGCTTGACAAAAAGGCACTCCAAATTGAACTCATCAAGAAGGATATGACACTTGCTAAACTCGCTAAATCACTTGGTATCAGCCCGGATGTTCTATACCGAAAAGTCAGGGGTGACAGCGACTTCTACCGAAGAGAAATCCAGGAAATCAAAGCCATTCTTGAACTTGACGACGAAACGACCTACAATATTTTTTTTGCTGAATAAATTGAGTATACGTAATATTTTAATGAAAAGGAGGTAGTCAGTTCTATGGATTACAAAAAGAATGGCCCTACCAGACCCAAAACGTGTGAAGTTTGCTTATACTATTCACCCATCACCAAAGGACGCGGTATATGCCAGAGAAGAGTTAGCAATGGTGGTGTCGGTACAACGCTAAGGGTTAAAACCTGTCCATTCTATAAAGCCATCAAGAAAGCGGAGCAAACGATGTTTTTTGAACTGAACGATGATCATAACGTAACCCAAGACTCAAATTCTAAGGATCAGATGATTAGCGCCATCCGCGATGCTGAAAAGGAGATGATAGCGCATACAGAAATTCAAATTCGTGAGCTGAGGGATCAAATTGCTGAAATCATCACGACTAGGGAAAGCTATCAGCTTGGCGTCGAAGCGGCCATCAATGCGATCAGGTCAACCAAATAGAAAGGTGGTCAATACATGAAAGAGTACGGCTTGATTTTACTCATCGCACTCATGGTCACCTTGGTTTATATTGAGCATCTGATTGGCTTCGCTGACGGGAAAAAGACGGGTTATGCCATAGGCCTAACCGATGGCAGGATCCAAATGAAAAACGAGCAGGCAAAGACGGAAGCGTTTCTAAGAGTGATCTCAGATGAACACAAAATCATCGATTCATGCAAACTCCATGAAAAAGAAAGAGCCTGACGGGCGGCCACCCATTCAGACTCATGTGAAAAACTATTGCAATGCAATTATACCACGAAGGAGGCTTAAAGTATGAATGGAAAAATTCTTACTGAGAGAATAATCAATCCAATATATAAGAGCATCCCTGGTTTTGAAGGATACTATGAGATCACTGAAAATGGTGATGTCTTAACAAGCGGTGTATTCTATCGTCTGTGTTTTTTTCTAAAACCCAGTGTTGATAGATATGGATATTCAAAAGTTGTATTGACTAAGGAAAATAAACGTTATTACTTTACTGTGCATAGACTTGTTGCAATGACTTTCATCCCTAATCCAGATAAGAAACCGCAGGTAAATCATAAAAATGGAAACAGAAAAGATAATAATGTTAAAAACCTCGAGTGGGCAACTGCAAAAGAAAATGTATATCATTCATTTCGATTTGGCAACCAAATAGCAATTATGAAACCAGTACGAGCAATAAATCTAAAAAGTGGGGAAGAATATATTTTCAATTCTCAAAGAGAAGCATCGAGATATTTGAAAATAAGCCAAGCTCATATTTCAAAAGTTCTATTAGGTATATACAAACAGACAAATGGTTATGCTTTTTTGCATTTGAAGGATGGTGAAACAGAATGATGAAATACAGAATTCTTGCATCCACAAAAAATCAAAGCCGAGAAGAGTGGATTTTATTGAGAAAAAATCATTTGGGCGGCAGCGACTCGGCTGCAATCGCAGGTCTCAATCCTTGGAAAAGTGCAATTGCTGTTTGGCTCGAAAAAACGGTACGTGAGACTGAAGACTGCGACAATGAGCGTATGCGTATCGGTCGAGATCTTGAGGATTATGTCGCAAGGCGTTTTGAAGAAGCCACAGAGCTCAAGGTCAGGCGCAGGAACGCCATCCTGCTGCACGAGAGTATCGACTGGATGAGTGCCAATGTGGACCGTTTAATCGTCGGTAAGGATGAAGGTCTAGAATGCAAAGTCACCGGATCCTACTCCTCAACTGATTGGAAAGATGATAATGTCCCGCTCATGTATGAAATGCAGATGCATCACTACATGGCGGTCACCGGGGCAACTGCCTGGTGGATTGCTGCCCTGATCGGCAATGAGCGGATCGCTATCAAACGCATTGAGCGGGACGAAGAAGTCATCAGCGCCCTCATAGGCATCGAAAGAACCTTCTGGGAGGACAATGTCCTTGCCGGTGAGATGCCAGCGCCAGATGGCAGTAGGGCCGCCCAGGAAGCCATCAAGAAGCTGTGGCCAATGGCAAATGAAGGATTAACCATTGAACTCGACTCCGAATTCGAAAAGATGATTGAAAGGCGAGACGATCTGAGTGGACTAATTGAAAATATGTCAAAAGAAGTTGACGAGATAGAACAGAAAATACAGGTCGCCATGAAGGATGCCGAAGTAGCAACCGTCGGAAAGCACAAAGTCACATGGAAGACTCGTTCGTCCATACGACTAGATTCTAAGCAACTTAAAAATTTAGAGCCTGAAGTCTTTGAGAGATTTTCGAAACCGAGTATCTACAGGGTCTTCATCGTCAGATAGGAGGAAATAAAAATGGATGCAAAAACCGCACTTCAGTCAAAAACTCAGTCCAAACAACCACAAACTGTCAAGCAATGGATCATCGCCATGCAGCCTGAAATAGAGAAAGCACTGCCTTCTATCATCACCTCAGAGCGTTTTACACGAATGGCATTAACGGCTATCAGCACCAACCCAAAGCTGGCAGAATGTAGTCCCAAATCCTTTATGGCGGCCCTTATGCAGGCGGCACAACTTGGACTTGAGCCAAATACACCGCTTGGTCAAGCGTACCTCATCCCTTATCGTAATAATGGTATTCTCGAAGCTAGCTTTCAGTTAGGGTACAAAGGATTAATCGATCTTGCACACCGAAGTGGTGAATTTAGAGAGATCTATGCTGAAATTGTCTATTCAAATGACCTATTTGAATATTCACTGGGTCTCAACCGAAAACTCGAACATGAACCGGTTGAAGTTGATAGAGGCATTCCAACGAAGGTCTACGCTGTTTATAAACTGATCAATGGCGGATATGGTTTTGTCGTTATGACCTACGATGAAGTAAAGGCCCATGCTAACAAATACAGCAAGTCTTATGGCAGTGGTCCTTGGACAAGTGATTTTGAGGAAATGGCCAAGAAAACGGTCTTAAAAAAGGCACTCAAATATGCACCAATCAAGACGGAATTCGTCCGAGAGTTAGTCCAGGACGGCACAATCAAATCAGAACTCTCAAAAGAAATGACTGAGGTAGATGCCGAGAATGTATTTGAAGCCGAATACCAGGTCCACGAAGAACTAGTGGAGGGGCAGCAATAGCTGTCCTCCTGAGCTGAGGGGGTACAGAAATTGCCCAATCGAATCCTAAAAGAAACTATTTGCAATAGTGAAGATATTAATCAACTGAAGCCACTTGAGGAAATTACTTTCTACCGGCTCATTGTCAGTTGCGATGATTTCGGTACTTTGGACGCCAGATCTAAAATACTGAAAGCAAAGCTTTATCCAATCAAAGACGATATTACGCCACATGATATTGAACAGATCATTTGGAGCCTGCATGACGCTGGGCTCATCACCCTCTATGAAAACGATGATCGTCTATACCTTTATCTAAACAAATGGGATGTGCACCAAAGGGTTAGAAACACACGTTCAAAATATCCCAGACCGTGTGATAAAGGAAGTAAAATCCTAGAAAATGATTACTTCTGTGACAAGTTGCAGCAAGTTGCGGCGAGTTGCTGCGACTCGCGGCCTGAATCCTTATCCTTATCCTTATCCGAATCCTTATCCGTATCCTTATCCGAATCCATATCCAGACGCGAGAAACAACATCGGATGGATTCAACACCGTTTGACCTGATTCTTGAGCTATATCACAGAGTATGCACTTCGCTTCCAAAGGTGTCCTTATTGACCGAGGAACGAAAGAAAGCGATGAGGGGAAGATGGAAACAAACAGGAAGGACGCTTAACAGCTTTGAAGCAGTATTCATAAAAGCAGAGAACTCCGATTTTCTTTCTGGACGCAGCGGTAAATGGACAGGGTGCAATTTTGATTGGCTAATGAAATCCGCTAATTTCATCAAAGTTGGCGAGGGAACTTATGATTCAAAACAATCTAGTAATTCATTCATGCAGGCGCTAAAAGAGCTGGAGGATGAAAAATGATCATTAAAGAAATGGGCGTTGTCATGATGATAATTCAAAATGCTTATCCCAGATGGGCACAGTCGTTATCAGTTGAACAGCACAAGCAGATGATTTTAGTTTGGCATGAAATGTTTGAAGAACTGGACTTTGGAATGGTAAAAGCGGCAGTCAAGGCTCATTGTGCATATGAAAAGTTTCCTCCATCGATTGCTGAGATCCTTGAACGTGTCAATTACATCAAATCTGGCGGTGAATCTGAAATGACCGGTATGGAGGCATGGAGTCTGGTGAGAAAAGCACTTAAAAACGGCCTGTATCATGCCAAAGAAGAATATGACAAACTGCCTAGGAAGGTCCAGTCAGCAATCGGAAACCATAACTCACTCAAGGCTTGGGCGGAAATAGAGCTTGACGAACTTGAGACTGTGGTTCAAAGCCAATTCATACGGTCATACAGCATGAAAGCAGAACAGATAAGGAAAAGCGAGTCACTTCCGAGTGACGTTAAATCACTTGTAGACCAAGTGGCTGGGAGGCTGATTGAGTGAAATACACCTTAACCATCCCAGGCCGCCTTCCTTGCCTAAACGACATCATCGATGCCGGAAGATCTAATCGTTATCAAGGAGCAAACCAAAAGAAAGAAATTGAAAGTGAGATCATCTGGCTCATCAGGTCACAGCTTCCAGGCATTAGAATCACCAAGCAAGTCAACCTTCGCCACTGGTGGTATGAGCCGAATCAAAGACGCGATAAAGACAACATCATCAGCGCAAAGAAATTCATATGGGACGCACTGGTAAGGGCAGGCATCCTTAAAAACGACGGCTGGAAAGAAATCGCTGACATCAGGGACTTTGTCCTGCTTGACGAAAAGAATCCAAGGATCGTCGTTGAGATTGAGGAGATAGGTTAAGAGAGAAGGCGAGACATGACGAAAGATCAATTTATACTGATCTGCACCAAATGCGGATACGCCTCGAAGAGAGTGGCACGCTTTTATGCAAAAGACAAAATAGAACTCACAGAGGATGATTTCATCGAGGTGTTTAGAATATTTGAGAGACTAATGACAATAAATAACCGCAAAGAAGATGAGCGCTTCGCAGCATTAGAACATGGAAGAACGACAAGAATAATAAGTGATGATCCAAATTAAGTGTTTTAACCTGAGGAGGTCGCGTCGTGAACACAATAACTTTGGTAGGTCGGCTCGCCAATGAGCCTGAACTAAGATATATGCCTTCAGGACAAACCATGTGTAGTTTTATACTGGCCGTGGATAGGCAGTTAAGCAGGGAGAAAAAAGAAGATTACAAGCAGCGCGGGATTCCCACAGCTGACTTTCCCCGGATCATCACATGGGGTAAGACCGCAGAAACCGCTTCAGGGTACCTGAAAAAAGGTCAGCGCGTCGCCCTTGAGGGTAGTATTCAAACCGGTAGTTACGATAAAAATGGTGTGAAGATCTATACCTGTGATGTGATCGCCACGCGCATAGAATATTTGGAGAGGGCTGAACAGGCACCGAAAGAAGAATATAAAACATCAACTCGAGAAGAAGTACCTATGAAAGATAGTGGCGACTTTATGTCCATGCTTGACGATGATGAAGTGCCATTTTAGAGATCGTGAGTGGAGGGGAAAGAATGAAGCGAATGAGCCCGCGTCAATTAAATTATAAAGTCATAGAAGCTGAACTGTACAACTACCACTCGAACAAGGAAGAATTCAATCGCCTTCGTCAACAAATCTTTGATGAGAGTGGAAATGGTGACGGCATCAAAGTCAAAGGTGCAATTAGCAATCCAACTGCAAAAAAAGTCTTTGCACTCAGCAGCGCGGTTCTGCTGGAAGTGGAACGCAGACTAAAAGCTATCGATTATGTTTTGAGGTTAATCAGTAAACATGAAGAATCAGGTAAAGCAGAACTTGTTCGTATGAAATACTTTGAGAGAGAACTCACCGACCAAGGCATCCAGATGAGGCTCAATATCTCTCAAAGCACTTTCACCCGCTGGAAGAGAGAAATTATCGAACTCATCGCCGAGAGACTGGGATATCTTGTCTAAAAAATGATGACGAAATGATGAGCACAAAGGCATGTCTTTCTGTGTTATTATGTTAGTATCAGAAAATGTGTACAAGGCCGCCGGTCAAGTGACCACTCCTTAAACGGCGGCTTTTTTATGCCCAAAATGCAGTGAGGGTCGGTGATGAGATGACTTTTAAAGACGAACTTAGATTTAAGAAAGTTCATGACGGTTACATTGTCTTCATCGATGGTCGTGAGGGACATGCCCACTTCCGAAGCGTCCGAGGCTGTCAGAAGCTGATTAGACTTCTAAAGTGCGGAAGGCTACCCGCAGTGGGTTATTTTAGAAACGCGGCAAAACGGCTGCTCACCGAAGATGAGTTTGCATCAATGATAGACCACCACAAGCCAATGTATATCAACATCGGTAAAGTCGTTAAATAAGGCATCTAGCGCTACGTGCGCTTGATTGACATTTTGGGTCCGCGAAACCGCATCTGTTACCAAGACGGCGCGGACCACCCCTTTCGGGGTACGGAGGTGAAGTTTCGTGCCACTTAAACCTAAACGACCCTGTAGCCATCCTGGCTGTAACCAGTTCACTGAGTCAGGTTTCTGTCCAGAACATCAAGTGATCCACGACCAGCAGAAAGCTGAGCGTAATTCAAACTACAACGAGCAACGTGGCAACGCTACCAAACGCGGCTACGACGTCAGGTGGCAGAAGGTGAGAAACACTTACCTTAGTCATCACCCCATCTGTGAAGCATGCCTTGAGCAGGGTAGGTATAGAGCAGCGGTACTTGTTCATCACGTTAGACCCATCAGTGAAGGTGGAGACAGACTAAGATTTGATAACTTAAGAGCACTCTGCGCCCCATGTCACGAGAAAATCCATGGACCGGACAGGTTTAGGAGAAGGAAGCCACCAGAGGGGTAGGGGGCCTCAAATCCTCTGAAATCAACGTATGTAGACCAGCCCCGACCTTTCGCGCGAAATTTTTTCGATTTATGAAACCAAAATTTAGGAGATGATATTTTGGCCGAACAAAACAAACCAGAAAACTCCATGGATTTGAAGATCATCCTCAAACGCCTGGATGAACTCGTCCCCTATATCAATAATCCAAGGAAAAACGATGGTGCAGCCGTGGATAAGGTCGCTGCTTCGATTAGAGAGTTTGGCTTTAAAGTCCCCATTATCGTAGATAAGGCCGGCACTATCGTCGCGGGTCACACAAGATATAAAGCAAGTAAGAAGCTGGGTCTAACAGAAGTACCCTGCATCATTGCCGAAGAACTCACCGAACAACAAATCAAAGCGTTCAGAATCGCCGACAACCGAACAGCCGAAGAATCAAGTTGGGACTTTGAACTGCTCAGTGTTGAGCTTGAAAGTCTTGATGACTTTGACCTTTCGATCCTGGGTTTTGATGAAAATGAAATGGCTCGGATTTTGAGAAATGACGAAGTAGTCGATGATGACTTTTACGAAGATCCACCAGAAATTCCAATGACTCAGTCCGGCGATATTTGGGTCTTGGGCAGGCACAGAGTGATCTGTGGTGATGCAACGGTGAGAGATGATATCTCAAAACTGATGGGAGATGCACTTTCAGACCTTGTGCTGACAGATCCGCCATATAACGTCGACTACGAAGGCGGTACCAATGAAAAACTTAAAATTCAAAACGATAAAATGGCCGATCTCGAATTCCTGAAGTTTCTCACCGATGCGTTCACCCTGATGTACGAGTACTCAAAAAAAGGCGCGCCGATTTATGTATTCCATGCCGACAGCGAGGGTTATAACTTCAGAAGCGCTTTTAAGGCAGCCGGATATAACCTTAGGCAATGTCTCATATGGGAGAAAAATTCTCTTGTCATGGGCAGGCAGGATTACCAGTGGCAGCATGAACCCGTCCTGTATGGATGGAAGGACGGCGCAAGCCATGCCTGGTACGGCGACAGGAAACAGACCACCATAATCAAACACGATAAACCGCTTAGGAACGGCGAACATCCAACGATGAAGCCGATTGGACTATGCGGTTATTTTATTGCCAATTCTAGCAAAGAAGGGGACATCGTCCTGGATCCGTTTGGTGGCAGTGGAAGCACCTTGATTGCCTGTGAGCAGCTAGGCCGCGAATGCCGGATGGTCGAAATGGATCCCAAATATGTGGATGTCATAGTTCATCGCTTTCAAAATTTTACAGGTGACAGCAGTAGCATTTATCTCATCAGAGAGGATGTTAAATTCCTATACGATGAGGTCAACAAAAACTCTGTAAAAGCCATATAACCCTTGCTATTACCTGTGTTTTGAGTGATAAATATACTAACCAATACTCTAACAGGGAGGTAGTGAAATGAAAGCGCTCTTCGGAAGAAAAATTGTTGATCTTGAAGAATTAAAAGACGCCACACGAATTGCAAAGCTAGAAGGCATGATTGGAACGGATTATGAGGTCACTAAAGAAGTCAGCCTAAGTGATGCTGAATTCCAGGTACTGGCGGGCAATCTCCTTGAAGATCAAACTTGGATTGACAAAGAGGATGGCGGTCCAAATGAGGACGGCGCCCTAAGATGTATCAGGGTCATCAATCTAGTCACCGATGAAAAAATCCTGATTTCATCAGAGGGTTACTCATACTGCCGGTATTCAGCCATTGAAGAATAAAAAAAAGCTGGCTTAGCGGCCAGCTTCTCTAATGGTCTGAATGCATTCAGGGCATAGGAGTTTACTTTTAAAAGAGATAGTTGCTCGGACAGTTTCACACAAATTGCAACGAGGAGCATATTTTCTTAGAACAATGGTGTCCCCATCGATTAAGATTTCGAGTCCGTCTTCTTCTTCAAGATCAAAGACTGTTCTCAATTCCTTTGGAATTACGAATCGTCCAAGATGATCTATTTTCCGTACAATACCCGTCGATCTCATCAAATACGCCCCTTTATTATTTTGCTTTGTTATTAATGGTATATTAAAACATTTGCTAATTCAATAGTAATAAATGAAATTCAGTCATTGACTACAAGAGGTGATAAAATGGACCATTTTTTTACGCAAGATGCCTGCGACAGGTGCGGGGGCTCACTTTCAAAGGGAAGAATTCTCTCGATGTACAATTTGGACTGCTTATGTCTTGACTGCAAAGAGAAAGAAAAACTTCGCAGTGACTACCGTGAAGCGGTAGAAGCAGAACACGAAGAAATCAAGAAAGGCAATTTCAACTACAAGGGGATCAAAGGCTAAAACAGGGGGTGAAGATGATGGCGGGCAGAAAACCATACCCTTTCGAGGTGATGAAGGCGACCAATGATAGGAATCGACTCACGAAAAAAGAACTGGATGGCAGACAAGCGCATGAACCGAAAATCCAGTCAGCCCTTCTTCGCTGCCCGGCACATCTGAGTCCAGAAGCCAAGAAAGAATGGAAACGTATCGTAAAACTATACAGGGAATTCGACGCGCCTATTCTCAATGATCTCGATGTCAACGCCCTTGAAGTTTACTGTGAAGCGCTGGTCACCTACCGAAAAGCAATCAACATGGTGCGCCAGACGGCAGAAGTCGCCAAGTTTAAGGGCGATGACAAACAGCGTAAGAATCCATGGCTCACGGTCGCCAATGAAGCGGCAGGCCAGATTAAAAAATATGGTGAAATCCTGCTGCTTGACCCGGTTTCCCGCGCCCGCGTTGGTCTGGCTAAGAGTAAGGCAGAAGACGATGATGATCCTATGCTGAAACTCTTAAATACGCCAAAGACGGGTAGTCGCGATGTATGATGAATCCCGCGCTCAGCGGGCCGTCAAATTCATCGAATGGCTGAAGCACACCAAAGGCAAGTGGCGCGGGGAGAACTTTGAACTGCTGAAATGGCAAAGAGATATCATTGAAGAGGTCTACGGTACCCTTGACGAACGGAACCAGCGGCAGTACCGATTTGTGTATCTTGAAATCCCAAAGAAAAACGGTAAAACGGAACTGGCCGCTGCGGCGGGACTTTACCACACATTTGCAGATGATGAAATCAAAGGCGAGGTATACGGCTGCGCATCAGACAGAGCGCAAGCCTCCCTCGCCTTTGACGTTGCAGTCGATATGGTTGATCAGAGTCCGGTTCTCAAAAGAAGGTGTAAGTATAGAGCCAGCCATAAGCGCCTTGAGGATCTTAAAACCGGGTCCTTTTATCAGGTTCTCTCAAGCGAGGCCTATACCAAGCACGGCCTAAACGCCAGCGCGGTGATCTTTGACGAGCTGCACGCCCAGCCAAACCGCGACCTTTGGGATGTTATGACCTTCGGTGCGGGGGATGCCAGGCGCGAGCCTATCTGGTGGGTTATTACAACGGCTGGCGACGACCCCGACCGACTGAGTATAGGATGGGAAATCCACGAAAAAGCCAGGCGTATTCTCGACGGGGAAATCATGGATCCCAGGTGGTATGTCAAAATATATGGTGCCTCTGAAGATTCAGACCCCTGGGATGAAGCCTTGTGGTATAAGGTAAACCCTTCCCTTGATCAAACCATTGACATAGAAACGGTCCGCCAAGCGGCGCTCTCAGCTAGAAATAGCGAATCTGAGGAGCGCCTTTTTAGATGGCTTCGCTTAAATCAGTGGATCAGCCTCAAACGCACCGGATGGCTGCCGCTGACGCTTTGGGACATGACGGTTGGCGACTGGGGATATGAGGATCTTGTCGGAAAGAAGTGTTACGGTGGCCTAGATCTCTCCAGCACCGGTGACATTACGGGGTTGTGTCTACTTTTCCCGCCTCAAAAGGGCGTCAGGGAGTGGCGATCCATTTATGAGGCATGGATCCCGGAGGATAACATGAACGAACGAATCCGGCGCGACCATGTGCCCTATGACCGGTGGGTAGGCGAGAAAAGCCTTCATGCCACGCCAGGAAATGTCATCGACTATGAATTCGTCGAAGCAAGAATCATGACATTATCTCGCCATTATACCATTGCAGCCCTTGCAACGGACCCCTGGAACAGCCGGATGCTAACTCAAAGGCTGATGAAAAAGGGCCTTGAAGTCATCGAGATGCCCCAGACTATGCTGCACATGAATCCTGCCATGAAGGAAATCGAGCGGCTGATGAAAACCGGTGAACTCTCCCACGAGAAGCACCCGGTCGCCCGTTGGTGCTTTGGTAATGTGACCATCGCCATTGACGGCAACGGTAATATTAAGCCGATGAAGAACAAGTCTATTGAGAAAATTGACGTCATCGTGGCGATGATCAATGCCATGTCGATTGCAATGAAGCTTGAAGACAATCAAAGCGTCTATGAGCGTCGCGGCATGGCGTCGCTATTATAAAGGGGGCGAGCCAATTTGAACTTTTGGGATCGACTAAAAATCGCAGTGATGCCGGAGAATAACCTCATGAGTATCCTGCAGAAATACGCAAACGACTTTTTAGCTGGCGAGGACATGCCAGCCTCATCCTATAATGCCATAGATGCACAGACGGCCCTGACTTACTCGGCCGTTTTTTCATGTAACCGTGTCCTTTCTGAGACCCTGGCATCCTGCCCCATCTTTCTGTACCAGAAGGATGCGAAGGGAAGCCGTAAGGTCTTATCAAACACCCGTGAACACGACCTGCTTCATAATGCTCCAAGTGATGAAATGACGCCCGGTGCTTTCAAAGAGTTTGGGATGTCGAGCATCAACCTGGGTGGCAATATGTTTGCTCAGAAGATCCGAAATGCCTATGGAGAGATCATTCAGTTGCGGCCAATATCATGGGACCGCGTTGAGATAAGGATCCATAAAACCACCGGTGCCTATGAATATTATCTCGACTCAAGCACCTCAACACCGCTTTCACGCGTAGATATCCTGCACATCCCCGGGCTTACGATGAACGGTTATATTGGCGTGACACCCATCGAATACGCCCAGGCAGCGCTTAAGGTCGGTATCTATCAAGAGGTCTTTCAGCAGAACTTTTATAAGAACGGCGTCATGACCTCAGGCATTTTCGAACATCCGGGAGCCCTTAGTAACGAAGCCTTTGAACGCCTTAAGAGTGATCTAACGAAGAACTATGCCGGCATGAAGAACTCAGGCGTTCCGATGATCCTCGAAGAAGGGATGAAGTTTTCGCCGGTGACCATGAAGTTATCCGATGCCCAGTTTATCGAGTCAAAGCGCTTTCAGCTAGAAGACATCGCTCGAATGTTTCGGGTTCCGCTTCATCTGATTGGCGACTTAACCCGTTCTACCAACAACAACATTGAGCATCAATCCCTGGAATTCATTATTTACACCATGCTGCCCCATTTCAAGCGGTGGGAGGAAAACCTAAACCTGCAGCTTCTCACACCAGCGGACCGCATGGCCGGTAAGTATTTCGAGTTTAAGATTGATGCCCTGCTGAGAGGCGACATTGCCTCAAGATACACCGCTTATGCAACGGCAAGACAGTGGGGATGGCTGTCGGTCAATGACATTCTGCGCCTTGAGAACATGAACGGCATTGGACAAAAAGGAGATATCTATCTTCAGCCTATGAACATGGTCGAAGCTGGCACTGAGCCGGTGGAAAAGCCCAAGGTGAGTGAAAAGGTAGCTGCCGAGCTCAGACAAATCATTGAAAGAGGTGGAAAGCTTGAATAAGTTTTGGAACTGGATGTACAACGAGGAAACCGATGAGGACGAATTGATACTCAGCGGAGTGATCGCTGAAGAATCCTGGTGGGGTGATGAAGTCACGCCTAAACTGTTTAAATTTGAACTTGCTAAACACAAAGGGCGAAGTCTCACCATCTGGCTCAATTCCCCGGGTGGAGATGTGTTCGCTGCTTCTCAAATCTACACGGCCCTAATGGAACATAAAGGCGACATCACGATTAAGATTGACGGCGTTGCAGCAAGTGCTGCGTCAGTCATCGCCATGGCAGGAACGAGGACACTTATGGCCCCTACCTCCATCATGATGGTCCATAACCCCTGGACAGTGGCGATGGGTGAGGCGAAAGACCTTGAGCATATGATTGACGTTCTCGGTGAGGTCAAAGAAACGATTCTAAACGCCTATGAGCTTAAAACAGGTATGCAGCGCGCTAAAATATCGCGGCTTATGGATGATGAAACCTGGATGAATGCGAAAAAAGCACTCTCTGAAGGATTTATCGACGGGATCCTTTACACGGACCACGGCAGTAACGACACCGCTGAAGCCTATAGCTATAGCCGCATGACGGTTTTTAACTCACTGTGCGACAGGATCACTAATGATAAATCGCCTATGACCTGGACGACCACAACCGTGGAAACCCGGCAAGCGCCGGCTGACCTATATGAAAAACTGCTTGAAAATAGAAAGAGGAGGCTGAATTCATTATGAATCTGAAAGAACAACTTAGAGGCAAACTGGACGCGCAGGGGGCACTGGTGAAGACCGCAATTGATGAAAACCGGGCCATGACAGAAGATGAACAGGTCGTCTACAACACGATGAGCGCAGAAATTGACGCTCTCGAGATCACCCTCAAAGCACAGGAAGACATGGTAAAAAGGGAAGCTGAGATGAAAAAGCCGGCTGGCGGTGGTCTCATTATCCCGGCAGAAGCAAGAAAAGATGCCCCGAAGTTTCAAACACTGGGCGAATTCTTAGGTGCTGTTAAAGACGCCTCTGACCCCTTTGGCACTGTCGATAACCGGCTGATGCCAATGATGAAAAATGCGACTGGTATGAATGAACAGGTCAACTCAGAAGGCGGATTTGTAGTTGAAACCACCTATGTAAAAGAACTGATGCAGCGGGCCTATGACAAAGCGCCCATTGCTAACCGCGCCCGTAAGTTTCCCCTCGGTTCTAATTCCAACCGTATTAAGATCCCTGGGGTCGATGAAAACAGCAGAGCCAATGGTTCAAGGCTCGGTGGCGTTCATGCGTTCTGGACCGGTGAAGCTCAAACGGTTCCGGCCACGAAGCCAGCATTTAGAAACATTGAGCTCGAACTTGAAAAACTGATGGCGCTTTGTTATGTCACCGATGAGCTGCTTCAGGACTCTACTGCGCTTGATACCTTTATCCGAATGGCCTTTGAAGAAGAGATGGCCTTTAAGCTTGACGACGCCATTCTTAACGGTACGGGTGCGGGCATGCCGCTTGGCATCATGAACTCAGGTGCCCTCGTCACCGTTGCAAAAGAAGGGTCCCAGGCTGCGAACTCCATCCTACACGCCAATCTCACAAAAATGTGGAACCGCCTATGGGGCAGAAACAGGGCCAGCGCGGCTTGGTTTATCAACCAGGACGTTGAGCCTCAGCTTCAGGATATGCTTCACAGCGCCGGGATCATAAGTCCATACGCGCGTGAATACGTCGAGCGCGGTACAATTCTCGGTCGTCCAGTCGTTCCGGTGGAACAGGCATCTACCCTTGGCACCCTGGGTGATATCGTCCTTGCAGACATGAGCCAGTATTTCATGATCGAAAAAGGCGGGATCGATGCCCAGGTGTCGATGCATGTCAGGTTCCTTTATGACGAGCAGATCTTCCGTTTCATTTACAGAGCTGACGGTCAACCGGCCTGGGTCGCGCCACTTTCTCCATATAAGGGTTCAACGACCTATTCTCCGTTTATCACCCTTGCAACCCGTTCATAATTAACCTAGGAGGTCAAAATCATGGGAATTAATCTCGCATATAATTTTAAACTGGTGCAGGGCATTCAGCCTCGCACCACCAACGGCGGCTTTACGTCAGACGTTATCAGTCTGAAGAACTATAAAAAGGCGACAATTATTGTCGAACTGACTCAGGCCGTCGGTCACGCCACGGCTTTCACGCTGAACCAATACGACGCTGTCGGTGGTACGGGTAAAGCGCTAACTGGCGACGTGCTCATCTGGGCCAATGAAGACACCGCTACGAACGATACCTTGGTCCGTAAAACCGACGCCAAAGCTTATACAGTAGCGGCAGATGTTAAGAACAAAACCATCATCTTTGAGGTTGAGCCAAGCATCGCACTGGATCTTGCCAACAACTACGACTGTATCGCCCTCGTTGTCGCTAACAGTGGCCAGGCGACGAACTTTGTCAGCATCACGTTTGTACTTGAACCTAGGTACATGCAGGCGACGCCACCATCTGCCATTGTTGACTGATACACATGGGGCCGGGTTTAACCGGCTCCTTTTTATGAAAGGGTGATTTAATTGTTTACAGCAAAAGGCGGTGTAAAAAAAGTCATCATTGAAGCCGTCGTCACTCGTTCTGACGGTACTGTCGAGGATCTCGGCAAGATCGCAGAGATCAAAAAACCGGTGGGCCTTATCGGCAAAATGAAGTCAGGCGCACTTAAAAAAGTAAAGGGGTGAAAATAAATGGCTGATACCGTCTATGTCGTGAATAACGGCCTGGGACTTGTCACTGCAGCTCTCGCCGCATCCGCTCACAAATACGTGGCATGGGGGACAGGCGTCACCGCCGCCACCGTCACCGATACCACGATGCAAACCGCGGCCGCACCAACCGCGACGACTGCTGAAACTGGCACTCAGACACAACAAACCACGACAACAACGAACGACACTTATCAAGTCGTGGCCACCATCACGGCCGGTGGTACGCTTGCGATTACTGAGGTCGGGATCTTAAATCAGGCGACCCTATCCGGCGCGACGTTGTATCTGCGGGGGACTTTCTCTGCGATCAACGTCTCATCCGGCGACTCGATTCAGTTCACAATCAAGACCGTGTTCGATCAGGCGTAAAATGACGGGGCCGGCGGTATCCGGCCCTATTCTTAAGCTACCCAGAGGTGATGATATGACGAAAAATGAAATCACTGCAGAGATCCTATCTAGTCCGCTCGTTCACAAATTAATCAACACCCGCCAAACCGGATTACTGGCAGACGGGACCGCGATTTACTCAATTGAGTTTCTTGAGGTCCTTGAAAAGTCTGCGACACTACGCGCGGTCAGTATCTACGTTCTCGATGAAGGTCTTCCGTCTGAGGCGGCCTATTATAGGGACGTTGAGGCATCTCCTGCGATTCAGACCTTTAGTGACAAACTGAAACCGCTTCTTAAGCTGTATAACGCCAGTATTATCGAGAGCGGTAACACCTGGGCGCTCGCAGAGACGAACATCCTTATTGAAAATGCGGGAGTGTTCACCATAAAAAAAGACCAGTATTTCGTCGTGGATGGAGATCCGATCACCATCACTAAAATCGGCTAATTGTAGGAGGGCGAGTCTATGGCGATAACCTATGGATCAGAGGCCGTTATCCAGTCCGCGGCAACCTCGGACATTAAGGTCGCCATGCTCGATAGCACTCATGCCATCATCGTTTATGTAGACGAAGCAAGCGGACTAAACTTCGTTCGGGCCGTGATCGCGACCATCGACGGGATGAATATATCCTACGGATCCGAGTACACAGTCAACGGGGCGTGGTCGATGTCGGTGGGACTTGGGGTCCTTGACAGTACTCACGCGGTCATCACCTATTACGATTCAGGTAATAGCGGGTATGGTACGTCGAGGACTGCGACGGTTAGTGGATCCGCGATTTCGTTTGGTACTGAGGCAACCTTCAATGCCAACATTTCATATATTAATCAGGTCGCGGTCCTCGATAGCACGCACTTTGCAGTGGCTTTCAATGATTATAACGCGGCACAATATGGGGCTGCAGTCGTGGGCGTCGTCAGCGGCGGATCTACAATCACCTATGGTACCAAGGTCACTTTCAATACTAGTGCCACCACTGAAATATCTGCCAGCGGGCTTGATAGCACGCACTTTGTCGTGTCCTATCAGGAGGCAGGAAGTTGGAACGGACGCAGCATCATTGGGGTCGTTAGTAACGACGACGAGATTGCTTTTGGGTCCTACGCTTCTTTTAACGCCGGTGGTACATCGTCAACGTCTACTGTGGCGCTTACGAGCACCAGTTTCCTTGTGTCATACCGGGACGGGTCGAACACCTATGGCCGGACGACGATTGGCGTGGTCAGCAGTGGATCGACGATCACCCTCGGCTTAGAGTACACCTTTAACGCGGCGAATACGGCTTATACTGCAGCGACGGTGCTCGATAGTACTCACGCGATCATCGCTTATGAGGATTCCGGTGGGTCCTACTATGGCCGGGCCACCATCGCCACCATCAGTAATGATGATGAGATCGCCTTCGGAACCGAGGACGAATTCAACGCGGCCACGACGACATGGGTTTCAATCGCAGCACTGACATCGTCAAAGGTTATCATCGCCTATCGGGATGAGGGTAATACAAACTTTGGGACCGCGATCATTGGGGCAACTGCATCCACCACAGGGAAATCCCTGACGGGAATGGTCGATCTCACCGGCGCGGCTCATCGTACCATAGGAAAAATCATAATGCCTTTAATTAACGCCACCGCATCGGTCCTTTATGCCTTACCGCCGCCGGTCCTCGATGCTATTAGTAAAGTAGGGGCTTGCCTCTACCTAACCTGGACCTAAGGGGGGGCAAAAATGGCATATCCAGTAATCGCAACTTATGCGATTGGAGCGTTAAACTCGAATGGAACCACTTCGACCATTGTTGTCCCCACTGGCACGACCTCAGGCGATTTGATGATTTTGTTTTTTACTAAGGATGGCACGGGCGCCATTACCACACCCACAAACTGGACTCAACTAGCACATAATGCTTCTGGTGGTCAGGCTCACGGAATCTATTACCGCCAGTTAACGGCTACACTCAACAATTTTTCGGTTTCACATGCCAGTGAACAAACGACATGGATCATTGTAAGAATTCCCAGTGGAGCTATTCCCGTCATCAATACGGTGGCCACCGGATCAAGTACCACACCAAACCCGACCTCACTTACTTCTGGATTTGATACCGGTACTGAAACACTATATCTCGCCTCGGCAGGCTGGGACTATAATCGAAGCTGCAGCGGATTCCCGTCCAATATGTCCTTGTATCGATATTCGTCGGTGGGAACTTCAACTGGTGGATGCGGTACGGCTATTGCCGGGGCTGAATCGTCAGCGGCGTCTTTTGATCCTTCCAGTTTTACGATAGGAGCGACGGACACATGGGCAGCGTATACCGTTGCGGTCAAAACAATTGCTTCTGGAACCGAAACCCAAAAATCGTTATCCTCAATTATTACTACTAACGTAACCGCGAGACGGCGAACGGATAAACTTGGGGCGGCGTCCGTAACAGCCACGGCAACGACCCGTAGGGCTGTTATTCGCACGATAAGTACGGCTGTGGACGCGGCCGGAGTCGCGCTCAAAGTCACCGCCCGGACCTTTTCCGGATACACCAGCTTGGCCAGGTCTCTACTTAAAAACTTCAATGGTTTTGTAGTAGAGCGAAAAGACGGGGAAGGGGAGTGGATTACACTTTCGAGTATTGGAGCAGGGTCGCATAACTATACGGACTGCTACAACCTCGAAAACGGTGTGACATACTATTACCGGGTCAAGAGAGTCAGTCTCATCCTCGGGGACTCAGGTTGGTCAAATATACAGTCTTACAGCTACACCGCGACCGAACCCATCGATAAGAGCCTCACTACGGGGCTCACGATCACTTTTAAGGCCCGCCGTCAGTCGAAGAAGGACCTGACCGAAATCGTCGATGTTACCACGACGACCCGCAGATCCACTGAAGTCGTCAGGTCGATTGGTGTTGAAGCTGCCGGAACATTTCGTCGATCCATTACCCAGACTCTGAGCACTGTGGCAGAAGTAGCCGGTAATCTCATCAGGCAGACGGAGAATCGGCTGACAGGGACCTTGGGACTCTTCGCGACGGTGAACAGGCTAGGCGCGTTCCTCAAGACCCTTGCGGCTGAGGTCATTGCGGGCGGATCCGTTCGCAGAGCGATACGTAAACGACTTTCTAAATCCGCATCGATTTCAGTGATCATCTACCGCACCCGTAAAGTTCTGAAAACCTTGAGAGCGACGGTCAGCGCGACTGGAGAACTTATCAAACGGATGGCTAAGCGGCTGACTAGACCAGTGAAACTTGCCGCAATCGCTAACCGTATGAAAGTCTCACTCAAAACGCTCACCGCTCAGATCCGCGTGAACGGGTCCATCAGGAGAGCGATCACCCGAGCCATAAGCGCGGCCCTTTCTACTGACGGAGCCGCTTGGAAATCAATCACCCGATACTTCGTCGTCGGTGTGGAGCTTGTCTTGACGGCCACTTGCAAGACCGGAAAAGCCTTCACAGTAGCTGCAAATGTGCTAGCAAACAAAACACATTCATCCGTGATAATGCGCATCATCACCTCGGGCATCCAAGCTTCGACCACAGTGCGACGAGCTATCTTCAAGGCGACTACAACAGGGGCCAATGCGAATGCTTACGCGAGACGGTTAGTCAGGAAATGGATCGATGCTACTCTTGACACCATCGCCACAATCCGTAGAACTATTGCCCTTGAGATTCAGTCGGATATAGACGTTATCGTATCTACATTCAGACACACCGCTATTGACATCGTCTCGGCACTTTCAGCAGCGACAACAGGCTTTGATGTTCATAAATTGGTCTCCATGATTTACTATAAGACCATTTCGGCGACAACCGCTGTTACAGGTGCTGCGCGACGTTTGACGGCTCGGGGCCTATCCACTGCGGTTTCAATCTCCGGGGCACTATTCAAAGCGATTGCGAGTTCCTCTAAAAGAATCCGGTGGCTTTTAATGTCTCAGATGGACAGAGATTACGTGAACACCCAGAGCGAGCGCACCAGAGAATTATCAGGCGCAGGGCGGGTCTTAGTATTATCACTTTCAGATCAGGAAGGAGGGCCGCTGACCATGGCTTACACAGGGGACACTATCAGGTTATACGGCCGCTTTTACAACTGGGCAGGTGCTCTCTCCGACGTCGCCGGTGAGTCCATCAAGATTTACGACGGCAAGGGGACACAAATCGCCACAGGAACGCCGATAAAAGAATCGACCGGCGTCTATTATTATGAATACACCATTCCAGCGACCTACTCAGATCCACTCGTTTATGAAATGAGCGGCACTCTTGAAGGTTCCACAATTCTTGCTAGATCCACCATCGAGCGGAGGTGGGTATAGTGGACGGACGACTAAAAGTTATAACCCCGGTCAGCGGTGAGCCGATCAGCGTCGATGATGTGAAAGACCATCTCAGGATCGACACCGCTGACGAGGATGACTATATCGCTGATCTCATCTTTGCTGCCAGGGAATATGCGGAGAAATATACCCGCCTCAGTCTTGCTACCCAGACGCTTGAACTCATGATGGATGCTTTTCGGGGGGAGGATTATTTCGAACTGCCGGGATCACCGGTCCAATCCGTGACGAGTATCAAATACACGGATGCATCTGGCATCGAAACGGTCATGACCTCTGGCATAGATTATCTCACTGATCTCGACAGGCTACCGGCGCGAATCGTCAGGCCCTATGGCAAGTCGTGGCCGGTCGTCACGCTTCACCCTGTCGCCCCGATCAGAATCAGGTACATCACCGGATATGATGGATCAACACTCAAGATTCCCTACAATCTTAAGGCGGGTATTCTGATTCACGTTGGTCTACTTTACCAATACCGCGACGTGGAGATTCCAAGTGGTGCGGTGAACACCATCAAACGCCTTTACGACATGCACCGCGCTGTTTGGTTTTAGGGAGGTGCTCATTTGCTATATGCAGGAGACTTAAATCACCGGATCACGATTGAAAAAAATGAGCCCCTTACCAATACTGACGGTGCGCAGATCGAGAACTGGGTCGTAATCGAGTCCGTGTGGGCCGACTATCAGGCCAGTAGCGGGAAGGAATTCTTTGCAGCTCAGCGACTTAATACCGAAGTGAGTGTAGTCTTCCGGGTCAGATTCCGGTCTGGTCTTGATACCAAAATGAGAGTTAAATACAGGGGGCGAACCTTCGGGATTCTTTTCCTGAATGACTCAGGCAGGGACCGTGGTGAACTCGTCATCGCCTGTAGGGAGGTGGTCTAATGACGATTGAAGAAGCGATCAGGTACAGACTGATTGAACAGATCACTTCCCTCAGCGGAAGGATCTACCCGGTCACAACTCCTCAAGGTGGGGACCTTCCTGCGATTGCCTTTAAGCGCATCAGTACTCGCCGAGATCCTACACTTACGACTCAAGGGCAGTATTACACGACGTTTCAGTTTGACGTACTGGCCCCTGATTATACCGTCATGAGAGGAATCAGGGATGCCATTCGAGCTGCGTTTGAGGATGTCGTCGGGCAGTACGCAACCGGTGCACCGTATATTTTAGCGGCAGATGTTTTCAACGAAATGGATGGCTTTGACACCGGGAAAGAAATTGCGCTCGGGGTTATCGAAATCGAATATCTTTATACTTAAAAAGGGGGACATACTCAAATGACGACACTTGCCAAAGCCGGAAACGGCACAACGCTGATGATTGGAGCAACGACCGTGGGCGAAGTCAAAAAGATTTCACCACTTGGCTCTAAACGCGATGAGATTGACGTCACTACACTTTCTAGCGCTGCAAAGGAATTTATCCTCGGGATGGCGGATTATGGCGCCGTCACCGTCACCATCAACTGGTATCCGGGTGATGCCGGACAAACCGCAATCAGGACAGCCTTCGCAAATCAAACGACCGATACCTATACGATCACCTTTCCGACGAGCCTTGGGGCTACCTACACATTCAGCGCCCTCGTGCTTGAAAGCCCAGGTCCCGAGATTGGTAATGATGTCCTTCAGTCCGAGATCGTACTAAGATGTACCGGCGCGGCCAATCTCGGTCTGACGGCATCAGGGGGTATCACCGCGCTTGCCTCCGCGGTCGGAACAATTTCACCAACCTTTGCGACGGGTACTCTCAATTATTCCTGCACGTGGACGACGACCACCGCAACAACCGTCACCGTCACGGCGGCGGCCCACACCATCGACCTTTATGTCGACGGCGTCATCTTCCAAAGAGGTGTGACGAGCGGTGCGGCTTCGAATTCAATCGGGACCTTCGGGACACAGTCCTCGAAAAAACTCGACATTATTGTTTATGAGGTCGGCAAAACCCCGAAAGTATACACCATTATCCTCATGAGAACGACATAATCTAAGAAACTTAGAAGGGGTGGCCTCACGGCCGCCCTATTTTTAATAATGGAGGGCTAAAACATGATAAGACCATCAACAGCGATACAACTCGATAAAATGAGAAATTTACGCTTCGGAATGCGCGCGATCGCACTCATCGAGGATACCCTTGGCGTCAAAATATCTAAGCTTGATCTGTCCGAGGTCGGCGTCAAGGACCTCGCAGTCTTTATATGGGCCGGCCTCGTCCATGAGGACGCAGGTCTTACGGTCGAGAAAGTCATGGACCTCATCGATGACAGTCTCGGCATTAAGGAAGTGACCGAGATCCTCGGGAAAGCCATCGAGGCGAGTTTTGGGACACCGGAAAAAAACGCTTAGAGGGCGCGCCGGATGAGTCCGAGGACCTAGACTTTGGGGATCTCATCCGACACGCCGCGCGCGCTGGCCTTAAGCCTGCTGAGTTTTGGGCGATCACCCCGGCGGAATTAGGGGCGTATATCAGGGGCGCTAATGACCTTGAAATTGCTGGTTATCGCCGTGGAATTTATGTCGCCTATTTGACCGCAAAACTGGGCCGCGTCGAGGACTTCCCGCATTTTGAGGATGTCATCGCACCACTTGAGGGCGTCACCAAAGGCGATGAGGCCCAGACGCCGGAAGAAATGTACGCCATCATTAAAAGCTTTGACGCAACGCTTAAACGGCAAAGAGGTGAGTAGCATGATTAAATTTGAAAAAATTGAAGGCATCAACGACATCCTCCGTGGATTTGAGGAGGTCGGAACAGCTGCCTTTAATGAGGTGGAGAAAACAACCATCTCACTCGGGGAGAGGGTTCTCAGTGCAGCTAAGGCAAGAGCCCCAGGGCCGACAGGACGCAGGACCGGCAAATGGGCGCATCCGCCAGGCAATCTCGCTGAAAAAATACGCATGAAAACACCAACTGAACAGCAAAAATCAAAAGCAAAAATATTCACGACCGTGGGCTTCGGCGCGGGCGCGGCCTATGGCGTCCCCGTCGAACTCGGTCACAAACTCATCGTGCACAGTCAAAAGGCAGGTGTTGTAAAGCCCGCACCCGCACCACATGGCTTTCTGAGACCGGCTGCAGATATGTATAAAAAAGCGGCTGCGGATGAACTCGAAAAAGCGATCAACGATGCTATTGGCAAATGGTAAGGGAGGTGGAGTAAATGGCAGTTATTCGATCATTAACCGTCAAAATAGGGGCGGACCTGACCAAACTCCAAACCGGTCTCAACGATGCGAAAAAACATATCAACAAATTTGGCAGGGACATGACCGCCGCCGGGCAGACCCTGACGAAATCGATCACCGCTCCAGTCGTCGGGATGACTGTCGCCCTCGGCAAGATGGGCCTTGATTTTGATGATGCTTTTGATAAGATCCGCACCGGAACAGGGGCGACCGGTGACGCACTCGCCGGCCTACAGGATAATTTCAAAAACGTCATGAACCAGGTTCCAAACAGTATGGACGAGGTATCTACCGCGATTGCGGATCTAAACACGCGCACCGGGCTCACCGGAACCGCTCTCGAGGATCTCGCGGTCCAGTTTCTAAACCTTTCTAAGATTACCGGGGAGGATCTCTCTACGACGATTGCCACGTCTACCCGGCTATTCGGGGACTGGTCAGTCGCGACTGAGAACACCGGCACAACGATGGATTATCTGTTTAAGGTCTCACAGTCCACAGGCATTGGGGTCACTGCTCTGTCAGACAACCTCGTTAAATTTGGTGCGCCCTTAAGACAAATGGGCTTTGACTTCGAGACATCTGCCGCCCTCATGGGGAAATTTGAAAAAGAGGGCGTCAACATGGAACTGGTTCTTGGTGGCCTTCGGATTGCCCTCGGCAAGATGGCCCGTGCGGGGATTACTGATACCAAGGCTGCGCTAATTGAAGTCACTCAGCGGATCAAAGACGCGGGGTCCACCGGCGAAGCGAACGCGATCGCCCTCGACTTGTTCGGCGCTAAGATAGGCCCGGACATGGCCGCCGCGATCCGCGAAGGTCGTTTCGAGATCGATGAGTTTATGACCACCCTTGTCGGGTCCACAGAAACAATAGGCAAAGCCACCGAGGACACACGGGGTTTCGCCGAAAATATGCAGATCATGAAAAACAACCTACTGACAGCCCTGGAGCCGCTCGGGACTAAACTTGTCGAAGCGCTCGATACCGCAATGCCACTGGTTGCTTCGCTCATTGATCACATCGCCGGACTCGTCGACCGGTTTATGAACCTGGACCCAGAGATACAAAAGGTCATTCTTTCGGTCCTTGCAGTCGCCGCCGCAATCGGCCCGGCGCTGATCGTCATCGGTAAAATGGCGACAGGGGTCGGGAGCCTCATTCCGCTAATTGTTGGGCTATTATCACCGATCGGACTCGTCGTCGCGGCGATCGCTGCACTCATCGCGATCTTTGTTTATCTTTTCAAGACCAATGAGACCTTCCGGGACGCCGTTGTGGCCGTTTGGACTAAGATCAAAGTGGTCGGGATTTCAGCTTTTAGCGCGGTCCGGGACATCGTTAAACTCGCCTTTGAAGCAATCACCGCGATCATCAACGTTTTTGTGGGGTGGGCGACTGCGATCTGGACCCAGTACGCCGACACGATCAAAGGGGTTTCTTCGGTTTTATTTGAAACCATCAAAGGTGTCATCGCAGGAGCGCTCAAGGTCATTGAGGGCGCTCTTAATGTTTTCATCGGAATATTCACAGGCGACTGGGGCAGAATGCGCGATGGCGTCAACGCGATATGGTCCGGACTATGGGACACGATAAAATCGGTCATAAGCGGTGCGTGGAAATTACTCTCTGGGGCGTTTAACGCGCTAAAAGACAGCATTGTCGGGTATTTTACAGGCCTTGCAAAAGACGCCCTCAAATGGGGCTCAAGTATCGTTCAGGGTCTCATCGATGGACTTAAGGCCAAACTCACGGCGCTCAAAAAAGCCGCGAAAGCCGTCGCTGATGCCATAAAAGACCGGATCAAATCTACCTTGAAAATATCATCACCATCAAAAGTCATGGAGGAATACGGGAGAAACATCTCACAAGGTCTGCAGATAGGAATCGACGCTGTCCGTGTAGATCCGGTGATCAGTCTCAGCAAGATCCCGGACGCGGGTGCCTTCGACAAGCGCATACCTTCGCCCACATCACTCACGGCTAGCAGCCTCACGATGGGTGCTTCGGGCGGGATCAGTGTTAACTTTTATGCGCCGGTCTATGGCCTTCTCGATTTCGAGCGTCAGGTCAAATCCATTGTAAAAGATGCAGCTATCAACGGCGCTTTCCGGGGGGTTTTATAGATGGCAACTGCAACTTATGTCCTCGAGATCGACTGGAACAATGACGGGGACTTCGGGGACGCCTACGAGGACGTAACCGCAAACACCGTCTCGATCGAAACCCGCCGTGGGCGTGACTACGCGAGCCAGCTCACCGGTCGCGCCTCACCGGGGCGGCTCATCGCTGTACTAAGAAATCCGAGCGGCATCTATTCGTCCTATAACTCCGCGGGCCCGCTTTACGGGTCTATACTACCGGGCCGATCTGTCAGGCTCCGGACGACGTCACCCGTCGCAACAACTCTGTGGACTGGTATTCTCACGCGGCTAGTACCTGCGGGCGTCATCGACGGCGTCCCTATCGCTCAACTCGAGGCAACAGGGCCTATGACCATACTCGCAAATAAGAATATTACTGTGGCCAAACAGTCCAGCCAATACACCGGCTCGCTGATCGGGGCCATTCTCGACGACATTGGGTGGCCCGCAGGCGCGCGAACGATCGACACGGGTCAGATCCAGGTAGGGTCATGGTATGAACACGACGTCACCGCCATGACCGCAATCAGGAACATCGAGGACACTGAACTGGGCTTCGTCTACGAGTCTGGAGCCGGCTATCTCGTCTTTGAGGATAATAATCACAGGCTGCTAGGGGAACATATCGTCAGCCAACAAACCTATTCCGACGGTACAGACGCGGCGATGTCGTATAGCGCCATTGAGCAGATGGATCCTATCGAGGATATTTACAATGAACTCATCGTCGACGTCCAGACTTATGTTGTATCGGGGTCCGTATTAGTCCTTTGGACCTTCGAGGACACCGACCCTGTACTTTCTCCGGGTACCTCCATCACCATATGGGCGGAGTACCCTAACACCTCCGTGGATTCAGAGAATGGCGCCTTCGCCAATTTATGGACCGTCCCCGTTGTCGGGATCGACGTCATGCAAACGGGCGTATTAAATACCGACATAGCGATATCTACGATAAGGTTTTCAAACTCAATGAAAATCACGATCTCGAATAACGGCTCGGCCGCAGCGACCTTTACGCTGATTCAGGCCCGCGGCGTCAAAGTCACTAAAAATGCGATCATTAGAGTATCATCCGAGGACGCCACAAGCGCGACCAAATATGGAAAAAGGACGTACAAACTCCCATCGAAATGGCTCCAAAGCGTGAACATCGCGAAGGACTATGCGGACTTCCTCGTCAGCCGCTACAAGGATCCGACACCGCGGCTGACCATCCGGTACCTTGCGAATAAAGACGCGACGAGCCTCTCAGACGCGCTGTCCCGGGAGATTTCGGACCGCGTCACGGTCACAGCGACTGGGGCAAGGACTCAACTGGGGATTGATATCGACTTTTATGTTGAGTCAATCTCACATAAGATCCGAAACGGGGGCGCGATCCATGAGGTCGAACTCACGCTGTTTGACTGCCTCACGGACGGGGACTACTGGCTACTAGGAACGAGCGCACTCGGAACAGAGACGCGCCTGTCGTATTAAGGGGTGAGGCAATGCGAAAATCAAAAGAGATCATCGGAACGAACGCTTCAAATTTCGCGCGTATCATATCAAGGAAACTGAACAGACAAATCGTCGATGAGGTCGACGGGGACCTTGTCGAGGCGGAGATCAATCACGGGAGGTGGATCGTTCGCTGTCCATATTGCACCGGGGCGGAGATCGCCGACCGCGAGGATCCTGTCTTCCTATGTCTATCCTGTTTCAATGAGACGAACGGCGGAAAATTCCGACCGGTCCGTTTTCCGGCGGACGCGCTCAAGATCGAGAACACCCTCGGCAAGCGTAAAAAAGAAGAAAATCAGAACTGGGTCCCCGGCGAAACCGTCGTGGATCTCGAGAACGAAACTCGGGAAAAAGGGGGCGCTGAATAATGGCTTGGACCACACCCAGAACATGGACCACGGGCGAAATCGTCACGGCGGCCAATATGAATACACACGTGAGGGACAACTTATTAGAAACGGCCCCGGCTAAGATCACTACACTAGGGGATCTTCTTATAGGGAGCGGCGCAAGCGCGGCCAAGCGTCTCGGACGCGGCTCCGCGTATGCCGTCCTTGGCGTCAACTCGGGCGGGACTGACCTCGAGTGGTCAACCCCACACCTCAATAATTACGCGAACCACATCCCATACGCGATCACGGGTGGGACATCGACGGCATACACCGTCACCCTATCACCCGCGCCCGCGTCTATGGCCGAGGGCTTTGGGATCTCAATCAAGATGCACCTGACTTGCGGCGCGACACCGACGCTCAACGTCAACGGCCTCGGCGCGAAAACACTAAAAACTCATTACGGGAACGCCTACGCCACGGGCGAACTCGTCTCAGGTCGCATCTACACCTTCCGGTATAATGGTACGGATTTTTTGGCATCTAGCGCCGGAGGGATGGATTCATTCTTCGGGGGAGGGACCGACGGCGCGCTAAACACAACCGGAGACGTGACCCTGACGTCAACACTAGATGGAGTCGCGGTCGTCAAATACTACTCGTCGATCACTATAAACGCCGGCCATACGCTCACCGTCTCAAATCCTTGCGCCGGGCTCATCCTATATTCAGAGGGCGACATCGTCATCAGCGGGACCATCGACATGAGCGCAAAAGGTCCGCGAGGAGCAAGATATACGTCTCAAGTCGTTTTTGTCGACAAGAATATTGATAAGTATTACAAAGTGACAGGCACCAACAACTACCGTTTAGGCGGGGCAGGTGGATCGGGCGGGAACGGCGGAATGCACTCCTATGGCGGGAATGTTTATGCCGGCAGCGGTGCATCCAGTCCCGGGTCAGTCCGTGCTTATTACGGAGGATTAGGCGGTGGCGGCGGAGGGGGCGGAGGATGCTCAGGAACCGGATCCAATACAGTGGACGGCGGGGATGCTGGCGGAACATCGTACAACTTCCATGACGTTGGGCGTATGAACGCACCCGGTGGATTAACTTTTATTGTATCCGCGAACTTCGCTGCCAGGATTAACGGACAAGGGTGGGATACATCATGCACAGGCGGCGGGGGCGGCGCGGCTTCATCAACAACCTCATATAATGCTCAAGGCGGGGATGGGAGTTATTCGTTCGGATCTGGCGGTGGCGGAGGCGGCGGCGCATATGTTACCTCTACATCAAGCCCAACCGCGAATTTTGGGTCTCAAGGCGGATACGTCGGTGGATTTATCCTTATCGTCGCCCGCGGGAGCATTACCGTAAACTCTGGAGGATATATAAAAGCAAACGGGAGCAACGGCGGAGATGGCGGGTCCGCAGCGATAAGCGGGTCGTGTAGTGCGGGCGGCGGTGGAGGCGGTGGTGGATCCGGCGGTGGGGTCATTATGTTGAGGTATACCACCACCTACACCAATAGCGGCACTGTCCAATCGCTCGGTGGATCCGGGGGAGCCGGCGGAGCGGGGGCTGGAACGTATGCCCTCGCGGGACAAAGCGGGTCCGCGGGATCGGCCGGGACTATTAACTCTAATCAAATCGTTCCATAAAAGGGGGCCAGTTTGTGAAGGTCATTTATATTTACAACATGGAATCAGAAATCGAGCGGAACAACCTCAACCGGATCAGGGCAGAACTGGGGGACAATCTGATCCTTGAATATGATTATCAAGAGGTCCGGGATATTCTACCCGTTAGGGCAACTCCGGCCTTCGTATTTATTCGCGAAGACCTACAGGGGGATGACCTTCTCGACGGGGATGCCGAACTTAAAATCACGGCTGAAGTGTATAAGGCAATCACCGATGAGGATGAAAAGATCCACAAACTCAATTCGCGGCGCTTTGATATTATGATCGATGGCGAAAAAACAAAAGTACTCAACATGTTTAAAGAAGAACTAAAAGCCGAATTAACTTCGGATGCTCTTTCAGCGGTGCCGCATTCGATTAAAGAAAAACTCGGGCTTTAACGTGACGAAAGGGGGCGGGGATCATGGCGGCACTTCACGATGAATGCATCAATACGGCACGCATACAAGATCTAACTGAAAAAATTAAGCTTCAGGGCGAGCAAATCCACAAAATTCAAATCGATGTTGCAAGTCTTCATGAATCCGCCTCAGTCGACCGCGAAAAAATTAATCAAATTTACTCGGCTCTTTCTGAAATCAAGATGAGTCTTTCCGAAATGACAAAGGAATTAAAAGGACTTCAAAATAGCCCGGATAGTTTCAAAAATTCAATGTTTTTAATCATGATCGACATTGTGAAATTGGCAATCCTTGGGGGTCTACTTTACTATTTCGTCATGATGAAATGAGGTGAGGCAAAATGAACTTCGAAATCAAACCATTTCCTTATAAATGGAGCAGCGCACCTGTGCCACTACGAATGAATGAAGTCACCACTTTAGTCGTTCACCATATGGACCACCCAACCTGGACACTTAAAGACGTGCATGAAGAGCATCTTAAAAAAGGGTGGAAGGGTGCCGGATATAACTACTGGATCGATTTTGATGGAACCATTACCGAGGTGCGGGGACTAAGCTATGGTGCCCACGCATCCACTTCCAATGGTACATCCCTAGGGATTGGATTTCGCGGTGCTTACCACAGCGTGAATAAAGTGATGCCCGACGCTCAGTACAACGCCGGGGTATGGCTACTCCGAAAACTTTCTGAAGATCACAACATTAAGCGCATCAGAGGACATTTTGAAGTTGGATCGACGGACTGCCCAGGCAGGTATTTTCCACTTATAGAAATGAGGAGTCTTAAATTCAGGGGATATCAAGAGCCTAAGTACTACCGGATATCTCTCACAGACGTCGTGGAAGTCGATCCCTTAGCCTTAAAAGTGCTCATGGCCGATAAGGCAATGGATAAAGTTGCTGCTTATAACCTGGTGAACGGCGGTTATTTTTGGTTCTATGGTCATGGCCAGACTTATCCACTAGGCATCATCGTATCAGAAGGTAAAGTCCTCTCGAATCGGCAGCCACACAATAAACCTGCTGGTACCTTGATTGTTTATAGGGATGGCACTGTCAAAGTCAAAGAGCTGATTAGTATTTCTGGAGAATCAAATATCTGGTTTGCTATTTCGGGATGCTCGATTCATCCTAAAATCAACATGGTGAGCGCTGGTTTTACTGGAGTCTTCAGCGACATTGGAATGACCAGAAGTCGTCCGATCATCGGATATAATCCAGATAAAAAGAAAGTCATCATTGCAGCTAGACCAAGTACCAACATCGCAAGAGCGCAGCTCACTGCTAAGAATCTCGGATGCAGCGTTGCGATTACCCTTGATGCGGGGGACAGTACGAACTTTCGGGTGAAGGGTAAAGACTTTTTCAACACCAATCGGCGGATCAATCACTTTATCACATGGTAACGCGACACGTTTGAATAGAAAAATAGCGGCTTGGATCATGGCAAAATCCAAGTCGCTCTGTTTGGACGTGTCGCATTCTTTTAGAGGGGGAAAAAAGCTGTGGATATCTTGGCATTCATTCAAGATAATATTGTCGTTCTCGTTCCGGTCCTTTGGATCTTGGGTACTTTTCTTAAGAAAACACCTGCTATTCCGGATTGGACTATTCCTTGGATTTTAGTTGCGTTAGGCATTGGACTATCAATCGCTTTGATCGGTATTAGTGCCGAAGCCATTATTCAAGGCGTTCTCGTCGCGGGTGGCGCAGTGCTTACACAAAATTTGATCAAGCAAACATCCGAACGCAAATAACGGACTTATAAAATCAAAACCCCCAGTTCACACTGGGGGTAAGCATAATCTCACAACGATCGCATCATTTGCACTAAATATGAAACATCAAAATTATCAAGTTCATCTCTATCAAGTTTTCTTTTATCAAATTGAATAAAGGCATTGCGTTTGTAAAAATCTATCAACCTAGGTTTATCTTCGCATTCAAGATAAACTATTTTACCACCAACTTCATTTTGAATTGCGGTGATCTTTTCACATGCCATTTTCAAAAGTTCATCACCCGTTATCAAATCATTATAGCCGTTGTTAAAATTTTTGCCGATCTGAGCAATCAATGGGGCGGCTAAAATATGGGCCTTCAATTCATTATTATAATGTGCAAATCTACTTATTCGCTTACGATAAGTCTTACTAAGTGATGCTCGAGTAAGATTTATCGTCTTATAACACAACGTAAAATATCCGATCAAGACCGGCTCTTGTTTATACGAAGAAAACACCAGATGTGTTCTGGATAAACTCTGTTTTGAAAATTCAATGGCTTTATTTTTAAGAAAGTATTCAACATCTTTATTATGTGGGCAGGAATATTCAAATATTATCGGTTTTACAAATTCTTCTCCCATTTCACTAATGAGATCCGCTAAGTTGACAATATTATATCCAGTCATCTTTTCTTATCAAAAATAGATCTTATTTGGTCTTTTGAAATGGTATTACATTGTTTTGAATAAACTACTTCTCTTGGTTTGATTTTCTCAGCGTACTCTAAAGCCAGAACAAATTGCTCTCCTGCTTTTTTATCTCGTATAACAATATCTTTCAATATGCTCTTTGTTGCCATAGTTTACACCTTCTTTTTTCTAGACTAGAGAATTATATCTACTATCTCATTATATACCCGATGCAAGAAAATGCAATCCGCATCAAGATTTCTAAATATTAAAATATGGATTCATTTAATTAAGTTTAACAGACTTCCAATTAAGTTTAACAGACTTCACTAAAAATTCAAGTCGTTTGTTACTTCAACAATCTTCATAATCATAATGAAACACGTTCAATTAAAAGGCAAACGATTTGGTTCTAATAGCTATCTTCATAAACGAACAAACCGTTGTATCTCTTGATATTAGCCGATTTCAGAGCTAACATGAACATGAAACAATAAGTAACCATATTTTGAAAGGGGAAAGGGATATGCTATTCATTGAAGCACTGGACCTGCTGGTCGATTATATGAACAGTATCGATAGAAGTCAAAGAACCATCATTCTTTATCGCCGGGATCTTCTACTCGTCAAAAAATTCTTAGAAGAAAAATATAACGGACCGGTTTATATTGAGGATGTCACTCAAAACGATTTAGAGGCATTCATGCTCTATACTAAAGAAGTCAAAAATTATTCGCCAAATTCCAGAAGCAATTTGTTTTATGCACTAAGAACGTTTTATGCCTTTTGCTACAAAAAAGAGATAGTCACACTAGATATTGCGGTGACCATGGAATTCATGAAAATGCCAAAGACAGAACGATTCTACCTTACTGAAGAAGAAGCTGATATGGTCATTGCAGCTATTTCGAACAAACTCATCAATCTCGTCGCAACATTTTTATTTAACACAGGACTTCGAATTTCTGAATGTCTTAATCTCAAAATGGATGATGTCGATTTCGAAAAACGAACCATCCACGTTAGAGAAGGCAAAGGGAGAAAGGATCGGATCGTACCGATCAACAATAAACTGCATAGTTTACTACTAGATTATCGTGACAATTGGAGAGAAGGTCAAAATTCAGATTTCTTCTTTTCAACAAAGAAAACCGGTGCAGTATCTTACCCTCACGTTAATTCGACCATTGGAAAAGCTGCCAAATCAGTCGGCATAAAAAAACCTGTTTCTTGCCATATTTTAAGGCATTCATTTGCATCTGCTTTAGTAAAGAAAAACGTCAACTTAGTGCACATCCAAAAACTTCTCGGTCACGAAAGCCTGGCGGTAACTTCAATTTATACGCATACGAATCTTGAAGCGCTTTCTGAAGCTGTGAATGTTTTAAATGACTAACAGTGAAAGGAGTATGTATTTATGGCATTACTTGATTGCAGGGAACCAGTATTTGATAGACAGGTCAATCAAATACTACAACTACTTGAAGAAGGTATCGATCGCGCCGAGATTGCTGAAAAGTTAGGATACAGCAATCCAATGTCGCTCGACAATTATATGAGAAGACGAAATTTCTCATGGGACTCAAGACAAAAGAACTTCGTCCCGGCTGCAGAGCGATATTCTGGAAAGGGTCAAGATAACTTGCTTCAGCTTCATGGCACATCAAAAGCGGCATTGATCATATCGCTTTTTGATCAGGGTGAATCTGATCCCAAGGACATCGCAAGACAAGCGGGCATTGATTCATATAAGGAAATGGCTAATTATATGAAGAAAAAAGGATATGAATGGGATGTAGCTAAAGGCAATTACGTCAAAATGAGTAAAGATAAACTTCAGGCCAATCAAACCGATGGCAACTTAGCTCAACTTTCATCCAACGCAGCAGTCGCTGAAGCACTTCAAAATATCATCCCATTTCTTAAGAACATTCAAAACATGGAAAGACCGCAAGTACAATCACAGGTGAATATTGAAGAAGCGCAGAACATTCCAAGATATAAGGTAAAAGGGCAGTACACTACAAAGGGAATGCGCATGGCTATTGCAATTGATGAGTTAACACGTCGATATAGCCTTGAAAGAAACATCAGCCAACGCGAGATCCTTGAAGTAGCCTTGATTGAATTTTTCAAAAGGTATGGGTATCGAGATGAAATTGAAAACTATTTGAACGATTAATGGACGCCATTCATTAAGGTGTCCAATTTTTTGGACCCATCTCAAAAATATGTGATTTCACTTCAGTTGTCTGACTTATCGTTAGCTCAAATTTGACTATATAATAATGATGGAAAACCACAGACTATTTTATTTAGTGATATTTTTCTACGAAATTTGACTTTTGCAGTTTCATATGATTTTTCAAAATTTATTTAAAAATATTCTGAATATTATTCTCAAAAAGTGGTATCAATGAAAAAAGAATATTTTATTTGAGAGAAGAGGAAGTGATGAAGCACAGTCTGTATCTGGACACCTGGACTGTGTGGAGCTAATGGTGTAACCGGCCTCCTTTTATTTGTTTGAATGGGGAGTAAATTAAGCATATTTATCATCTTAAAATTGTGGTGTGATGATAAGTTGTATTGATGGAAATGATTTTAATTTACTTTTCTATTTTTGAACCAACAGTATATTTTGTAAATTGAAATATTTTGATGAAAAATCATAATTAGAATTAGAAGTGAATTAGTGATCATTGTCATTTCGATTATCACATAATCATAACGTTGTGATAGATAGAACAACCATAATACCCTCCTTGATTTGGAAACAAAAAACCCGCGTATCCTTTGGAAATGGCGGGTTTTTTGTTTATCTAAATTTACTTATTATTACTTATTTTACAATAATTTACGGCTTCACGTTGATTGAACTGATTGTGGTTATTGCGATTCTTGCGATTTTGGTGTTAATTGCTGTTCCTAGGTTAAGCGGCTTCTCTGCTGCAGCACGTGAGAAAGCAGATTATGCAACGGCTGCAACTATTGGTCATGCAGCACAAGCTTGGGTTGCAATGGATGAAGAAAACAATACTGCAACAACAGTTGATGACCTTGAAACAGCTAAGTTGCTAAATGAAGGTACAAAACCTCCTCAGAGCACAGATGGAGCATGGGAAATTACAATTACTGATGGTGTCCCTCGCAATAAATCAATTTTTGAATAATTAACTGAAGATACAAATTCGAAATGTTATATAGTGCTATAGTATCTATTATATGGTAGATTATATCTAAAAAAATATTCTCAATATGTTCTTATTTAAGCATTAAATGGGAATGGAAGAGGTCAATGAAGAAATAGCTTGATGTAATTATTTTACATTAAGCTATTTTTCTATAGATATGATATAACCCACCAAGTATAGGCTCACTAATCAACACCGTATCTTTGAGTAAAGTCTTAGGATAATCCGGCGAAGGTATTGGAGTATTGCCGTTCAATCCCTGATGGGTTCTATGAGGATTGTAGTATTTTTGAATATATTCGGTTAGAAGTTTTTCAAGATGGTTTTCATTAATTGGTATAATGTGATCGAGCAGATCTCGACGAATTGTACCAATCACACGTTCTGCATAAGGATTTTGCCAAGGAGATTTAATCGAAGTTTTTACCGACTTTATTGACGAAACTTTTAAAAATTCCTGAAATTCTTTTGAGGTGAAAGTAGAATCATTATCATGAAATAAATACTTTGGACAATCTCCATATGGTGTAGCATTTCTAAGTTGCTGAATGACCCAAGCTGAATTTGGATTTTTAGTAATAGCAGTATGCTTAATTTGACGTGAACCATGTTCTATCATTACGAACACGTACAATCGTTGAAAAGTCAGTGTTGTTACAACGAAAAAATCCATCCCACAGGAAACTGAGGCTGTGGCATAATTTCTTAGAAAAATTAAGAAGTTTATGCGTTGCTGTTCAGTTGGCGATTTTCTAATTATTGACATATATTTTCTAATGGTATTGGGCGAGGGTAGATCTGCAATTCCTAATATTCTTATCTTTTCATATATTTTTTCAGGAGATAACAAAGGATTGTCTTCGTTAAACTGTTTTATTAATGCAATCATCTCAGCTGAAATTCTGGGTCTACCTCTTTTTCTTGATTTTTGTGCCCATAATTTTTTAGCTGCTGCTTCGTGCCATCTGATTACCGTCAAGCGTTTATAAACTTTCATATCAGATTCCCAATAATCATACTTTCTAAAAAGTCTCACCCATAATTGTTGAAATGCTATTGTTGATTTTGGTTTTTTTTTTTATGATTAAGAACTTGCTGATCATACAGTGCCAGTTGACTCATAAGTGCAAGATTTTGTTGTCTTAAATGTTTACACGTCTTAAAATACGATATGATATAAAAGTATATATAGCGTGACCATTCCCAACAATAATCAATTTTTTCTCTCAGTCTCATAAATATACCATCCTTTCTAGTTGTTTGACAGTTTTTATGTGTATCCAGTTAAACTCAAACAAATTGCATGGTGTAAGAATTATTATATCCCACACAGATGGATACTAAACAACAAAGGAAGTGCCATATCTTAAATGCTGTCAACTATTCCCTAAATCATCATTTATGGCACTGTTAGTCGTATTTTTTTTGCAGCATTAATTATACAAAAGAAGAACTTACAAAAGAAGACGTTGATTGAAAAACTAAGTTCCGTTTCCTTAAAGCTATTGCCATTGCAAGGGTAAACACCGTTTTATTCATCAAATGCGGCTACTTTCCAAGGTTTAAAAGGCATCTAATTGATACAAATCAGCGA